CACCTGATACAAATGCCGTAGATATTCCAAAATACTATGCTAATTGGGATGAAACTTTTTGGGTTGTAGCACCAACTCCTGATAAAACTTATGCTATTACACTTGCTTATGATAAAGAACCTGTAAGCATAACTGATACAACACAACCAACAGCAGCGCCAGCCGCTACAAATGGAACTTATTTATCAAATAAATATCAAGATTTGCTTTTATATGCTTGTCTAGTAAATGCATATGGATACTTGAAAGGTCCGCAAGATATGTTACAATACTACACAAAAGCATATAGTGAAGCTATAGAATCGTATGCTGTCGAACAAATCGGCATCAGACGTAGAGACGAATATCAAGATGGTGAAGTTCGTGTTCAACTCAATGTTAAATCACCATCAAGTTAATAAGGAGATAAAATAATATGGCAAATGTAGTACCTTTTAGTTTTGGAACATCACTACTTTCTGGTCATCATGATTTTGCAAACGGAGGAAATACTTTTAAACTTGCTTTATACACAGCAGGTTCAGGTGCACCTTACACTACTTCAAGCACGGTGTATTCTTCAGGAGTTGCTAATGAAGTCGGAACAGGTGGTGGAAGTCAATATTCAACTGGTGGAAATACTTTAACATCACAGGCAGTAGCTAATCAAACTAATGTAGCAACTGTAGACTTTGCAGATACAGTTTGGGGAAGTCCTACACCTGCAACTTTTAGTGCAGCATATGGAGTAATCTATAATAGCACTACTGTTGATAGTACAGCTAACAGACTAGTTGTTGTTTTAGATTTTGGTGGAACTAAATCTTGTTCTAACGGAACTTTTACAATTACATTCCCGAATCCAGCTTCTGGAACACCTGCTGGTTCTGATGCGATTATTAGTATAACTTCGTAATAGGAAAATTAAATGGCTTTGGTTTTAAATGATAGAGTAAGAGAAACTAGTACATCACAAGGCACGGGTAATATAACTCTTGCAGGTGCGGTACAAGGCTTTATAACTTTCAATAGTGGTATTGCAACTTCTAATACTACTTATTATACCATCTCTGAACAAGGCACAGCAAATTTTGAAGTAGGGTTAGGAACTCTTTCAGGTTCTACAACTTTAGAAAGAACAATAGTTTTAAGTAACTCTGCAGGTACCACTTCAAAAATAAATTTTAATTCAGGTGGTTCAAGTACACTAGATGTATTTTGTACATTGCCTGCAACTATTGCTAATTTACCTAGTCCAGTTGAATATGGTTCTTCATCTGCACCAGAATTAATTACTGTTACAGTTGCTAGTAAATCTGGTAATCACCCTTATCAAGGTGTGGGTTCTGGTAATGCATATTATTTAGGAGGTCTTGAAGCTCCGGCAATTACTTTTACTGGAGCAGATGCATCTTATAAATATTACTATAGATTTGATCAATCAGATTCTACAAATAGTGGACACCCATTAAGATTTTATTTAGAAGCAGATAAATCTACAGCTTATACAACAGGTGTAACTACTAATGGTACGCCAGGATCATCTGGTGCGTATACACAAATAGCCGTTGATGTTAACACACCAAATGTTTTATATTATCAATGTTCTTCTCATGGCTACATGGGTAACTTTGCAAACACGGTATCTAATAATGTAAATGGAAATTTAACAGTTGGATCACAGTTAAGAATGCCAGACAATACGTCTGCTAAAATATTAGTTGCAGATGGTACAAGTTATCAAGAATCAGCAGTATCGGGTGATGCAACAATAGCATCTGGTGGAGCGCTAACACTAGCTAACTCTGGAGTATCAGCAGCTAGTTATACAAATTCATCAATCACAGTGGACGCTAAAGGTAGGGTTACTTCAGCATCTAGTGGAACAGCAGGAGCTACAGCGGGTTTTGCCGTTGCAATGGCAATTGCGTTATAGTATAAGGAATAAATTATGGCACAAGATTTTAAGAGATTCGGAGATCAAGACGTAGGAACATCAGCAGTCACTATTCATACTAGTAATTCTAACGATGCTATAATTTCTATTCGTCTTGCAAATATAACAACATCAACAATAAATGCAGACGTATTTATAACATCTTCAGTAACAGGTGGTTCTCAAGATCACTACATAATCAAAAATGCGCCGATAGTTGCGGGCGGATCGCTCGAGCTTATAGACGGTGGAAGTAAATTAGTAATGCAAAACGGAGACGTGGTAAAAGCACAATCCAGCGCTGCAAGTTCTTTAAGTGTTTGGATGTCTACGGTTGATGCAATAAGTTCATAGGAGTAATTATGGCGTACGTAGGAAACGTTCCAGCACGAAGTTTTATAAGTTTCGAGAGACAAGTGTTTACAATCGTAAACTCTCAGACTGCGTATACACTATCACATTCCGTAACTAACGAGAATGATATCAGACTTGTTGTAAACAACATTGTCCAAGAGCCAGGATCAGGTAAAGCATATACTGCATCGGGCACAACTCTTACACTATCAGCGGCATTAACAAATGGTACAGACGAAATGTACTGTGTATTTTTAGGAAGAGCAATAGGAACAGTCAACGCTCCCGCAGGATCCGTGGGCACTTCACAATTAGCAAGTGAAGCAGTTACAGATGCTAAAGTAGCCTCATCTATAATTACGGGTCAAACCGCAGAAACAACAATTGCTACAGATGATTTAATTTTATTATCAGATACTTCTGCCTCTGGTGCATTGAAAAAAATGACTAGAGCAAACTTTGTATCTGGTGTTGGAGGAACTAACACTCCATCTTTTTATTCTCAAATGAGTGCTAATCAATCTTATAGTAGTTCTGGAGCAATAGTAAAAGTTCAATTTGATACTGAACTTTGGGATACTGATAGCGATTACGATCATTCTACTAATTATAGATTTACACCTTCAGAAGCTGGAAAATATTTTGTTCATGGAATTGTTTATAGTGCAACTTTTGCTAATGCCAGTATGGCTGGTGGTGCGGTTTATATAAAAAAAAATGGTGGTAACTATCAAGGCTCTGCTGGTAACAATTCTCATAACACACCAGATTTTCAAGCAGTAGGTATTCCATTTGGCATTGCAGTAGATATGAATGGATCTAGTGATTACATAGAATGTTTCGTTCAATTAACTTTTTCAAGTGGCACTTGTAATATTCAGCATGATAACAATGGTAAAGCATCATATTTTGGAGCATACAAATTAATCGGAGTTTAATAAATTATGGCAATAGATAAAGTAACAACAGCATCGATAACAGACGCAAATATCACCACAGCTAAATTAGCTTATGATGCCGCTCCGTTTAGAAATATAATTATCAACGGAGATATGAGTATTGCTCAAAGAGGAACTTCAACAGCTTCTATAACAGGTAACACTTATGCTTTAGATAGGTTTTTATTATCTTTTAGTGGCTCTCAAGGAACTTGGACAGTTGCTCAAAGTTCAACAGTTCCATCTGGTCAAGGTTTTGCAACATCTACAAAAATAGATTGCACAACTGCTGATGCTTCTCCTGCTGCTGGAGATAGAATATTTTACGCACAAAGAATTGAAGGTCAAAATTTACAATATTTAAAAAAAGGAACGTCAAGTGCAGAAAGCACAACTTTATCTTTTTGGGTAAGATCAAATAAAACAGGAACGTATATAGCAAATCTTTTTGACAACGATAACTCAAGACATATTTCTAAATCATATACTATTTCTTCTGCTGATACTTGGGAAAAGAAAACAATAACATTTGCTGGAGATACATCTGGAACATTTGGAAATGATAATGCAAGAAGTTTAGATTTAAGATTATACTTAGGAGCTGGAACTAATTTTACATCTGGAACTTTAGCAACATCTTGGGAAAGTGCAACAAATGCTAATGCAGCAGTAGGTCAAGTCAATCTTGCAGATAGCACATCAAACGAATGGTATGTTACAGGAATACAATTAGAAGCTGGAACATCAGCATCTGATTTTGAGTTCTTGCCTGTTGATGTAAATTTTGATAGGTGTCAAAGATATTTTCAAACTTGTTTTTTACAATTCTTTGTTCTTGCAAGATTTAAAGCAAGTAGTGGAAATCCAATAAATTGTTTTATTTATCCTAAAGAAATGAGAGCAGCTCCTACTTATGGTACAACTGGTACATTTACAACTAGTTCTGGTTTTGCTGGGACACCAACTGGTGCAGATATAAAAACTATGAGCATTGCTTTAACTGGTGCAAATTCTGAATCTGCAAACGATATTGTTTATGCAAATGATGGAAGTATAACTTTAGATGCGGAATTATAATTATGATTAATAGTGTAGAAAAAAATTATCA